CGCGTCGCCCACGGTGCCGAGGGCGGCACAATGTTCGACCGGGATGACGGGCATGCCCATCAGCTCGCCATACGGGCCGAAGAGCGGGTTCGTTCCCGGCGGATGGTACAAGAGGACGACCGCGGGGACGGCCGAGCCCGAGCCCTGCATCGGCTGTTGCAGGTTCCAGAACTGGGTCAGCGTCGACTGGTCGACGAACCAGGCAGCCGCCGGAATCTTCGGGCCGGCGCCGGCCGTCAGGTTCTCGTTTGAATAGGCGGCAATCGTGTTGCGGATGCCGGGCGCCCAGAACTGCGCCAGCATCGCAATCACGTCGGTGCCGTTGATCACGTTCGCGGTCGAGCCGGGGCTCAACTTCAGGAAGGCCTGCGAGTTCAGAATGCCCGCGGGCTGGCCCGCGCCCGTGCCGAGGAAAATTGCGTCCTCGATGCGGAACGCCAATTCTGTCGGCATGTTGTTCATGATCCAGTCTTCGAGAGCGGCCACGTCTTCGAGCAGCTCGTCGGTGGCAAAGACCAGCGCGGTCAGTTTTTCGAGGAAGATTTCGACTTTGCGGAACTTCGGGCGGGAATACATGAAGGTGTCGGCTTCATTCGCCCAAAAGGCCAGCACGCCGCCCATACGGGATCCGTCCGCGCGGCTGTCTTCGTCGACCACCCGCAGCACCAGGCGGTTCGAGGGGTTCGAGATGGTTTGGCTCTGGCAGCGCCGCGTGATCTCGCCCGTGAGATAGGTGCGCTGATAGATTTTGTCGCTGTAGTCGGCGCCCACGAGGAAACCGCCCTCGCTGGGGACTGCCTCATTCAGCGCGCCATCCGAGCCGCCGGAGGCCTGGAAGACGCCGGCCTTGTCGTAGTCGCCGAAAATGCCGGTCAGGCGCGGATCGATGACTCCGGTGCGTTCGGCGCGGGCCACGGCTTGCAGTTGCTGCGCAAACCCTTTGACCCAAAGCGGAATTTTCTTGCTGCCGTCGGCGCCCGCGGCGCCGTCGCTGACGGAGACGCCGGCGACGTTGCGCTCGCGCTCGAGCTTCTCGGCAACTTCTCCGAGCATGAAATTGTGGCGAGCGAGATCGGCTTTCAAGGGCTTCATCTGCTCGGTATTTTTCTGGAATGCCTCTGCCTCGGCCGCGGTCAGGTCGCGCTTCTCGGCGTCAGCAGCATCCAGGATCTTCTGGTTGGCTTCGATTACGCCCGCGATTTTGGCCTCGATTTCGACTGTGCGCTGGCGCAGAGCATCAATGCTGATGGTCTTCATGGAATGATTTCTCCTGGTTCGAATTTGGGGAACGGGTAGAGCTCCGAAGGCCTCAATCGAAGGATTGGCGAGCCGCGGTTTGACGCATGAAAAAGCCCGCGTCGGCGGGCTGAAGTTTCTAAACTTTTTGTGAGCCGCTTTCTAGTGCAACTGCAGCCGGCGGCGGGCGATGTTCATGGCTGCCGTCCGCGCATTCGCGCTCTTGCCGTGGCAGGCTTTGCAGGCATCGCAGGCGCAGGCACAACCTTTCGCGTCGGGATCCTTCGGCGGCGCATCTTCGTTGACGCAGCCGCGGCAGGCGTGGCAGGCCGCACCCTCGAGCGCATCGCACCCGCAAGGAACGTCGTTCTGATTGTCGTTCTGATTGTCGTTGTCGTCTTCCGGCCCATCATCCCCCGGCGCAGTTGCCGAGAAGGAGGAGTCGGCGGCCATACCCGGCTTTTGCCCGGAATTCTTTGCTCCCAGGCGCGCGAGCGTTTGGTCGAGCGTCGCGATGCGATCGGCCATGCCTTCTTTCACGGCCTGCTGCGCGGTTGCCATTCGGCCTTCTCCGAAGCCGGCCTTCACTTTGGCCTGGTCCGTCGTCCGTCCGCGGGCCACGGCTTTCGTGAAGAGATCGTAAAAACTGTCCACGCCCTTCTGGATGGCTTCGCGGCCATCGTCCGAGAGCGGCTCGTAGGGGTTGCCCTCCGTCTTGTACTTGCCGGCCGAAATCAGGCTGGTCTTCACGCCCTGCATTTCCGCCTGCTTCGAACGGTCCTCATGCGATCCGAACACTCCGATCGAGCCCACCTGGCCCGAAGGCGTGACTGCGAGCTCTCCGGCTTGCGAAAGCAGCCAGTAAGCGGCGGAAGCGGCCATGGAATTGGCGACGCCGACGATGGGCTTGATTTTGTTGCTGCGATAAATTTCGTCCGCAAGTTCCGGGACGCCATCGACCGTGCCTCCCGGGGAATCGGCATCGATGACAATGGCTTTTACCTGCGGATCCGCGACGGCGCTGCGCAGCCATCCGGTAAACCGCTCGGTCGATAGGCCGCCCGAGGATTCCGCCAGCATTCCCATGCGATGCGAGATCACGCCGGTAAGCGGAAGAACGGCAATCTGCGAACCGTCTTTCGTGCGCGCGGAATTTGAGGGATCGCCGGCGCGGGCCTCGAAGCCTGTCCCGGCCCCTTCGCCGTGATAGTCGGGCGGGTCCTGGCCGAATTCCCGGTAATGTTTTGCCAGGTGGTTATAGACCGCCTTGCGGTCGGATGCCGGGATCGAAGTTCCGCCGCGGGCGCCGAGCAGCGCTCCCATTGCGGCTTTGACTCCTGCCCAGACGAGGGTCAGCTTCCCGTTTTTCACGTCGTGATGCGGAAACTTGTAAGAGCCAAACGCTTCTGGGCTGGCGGCATCGTACCAGGCAAAGCCCTGGCGGTATTTCGCCCAATTGATGGTGTCTTTGTCTCCAGAACCGTCCGAAGAGGCCCACTTGGCCAGGCGATCGCGCGCGCCGGAGCCATCCCACGACCCGGAGTCATCCTTCGCTTCCGCTTTTTGGTAAGGGACCGCGGCCGCCTGAAATCCGCTTTCGGCCTCGACCCGGTACGGTTCGCGCGCCTCGCGTTTGAGGAGCGCGATCTCTTCGGCGTGGACGTCGCCGCCCGAAGCCTTTAACTGGAGAAAGCTCTGAATGACGGCAAACTTTTCCGGCAAAATGGCCCACATCGAGCGATTGAACTCGGAGAGAATGTGTCCGTACTTTCCGGAGTCGCGATTCGCGAACTTGAGCGGCATAAAAAGCTCCTCGGAACTAGAGTTTCGGAACTAGAGTTTGGTTGAGATGTATGTGGCTTCGCCCATGCCCTTGATCAGGCGCAGCTGGCATTCGAGCCAGCCGATATGGGCTTCGTGCCACTTGAGTAAGTGCTCAAAAAGATTGCGGCTCGTGTCGTCGAGCGCCTTCATTGCGACCTGCACGGCCTCTTCGTAGGGCGCGACGATTCCCGTTTCGAGCGCGAGCTCGTTCTGAAATAAGGCGGTCACCGTGGACTGTTCCAGGATCTCTCCCGCGTTGTAAGCCGGGCTGCCGCCCAAAAGCAGAATGCGATCGGTGAGCTTCTTCAAAAAGAAGTGCGCATCGTCGCCAAAGTGCCGCGCCTTGCCGGCGAGCTTCTTCAGCCCCATAAATTTCAGCGAGCGCTGGTCGAGCCGGCATTGCAGGTTGAGCCGCGCTTCCGCATCGGCGCCGGCTTCGAGAACTTTGATGACTTCAGGAGAGCTTTTCATGGTCAGTTGCCTTTCACTTTCAATTTCCCGGCGAGCTCGCCCATCACGAGATCGGCCAGCGCGACGGGCTCTTCTTCTTCGATCTTGTCGATCGCCAGCTCTAGACCAGCGTCGGTCGCCTGGGCACTCACGATCAGTCCTCGGTGTTCGTCGCAGTAAGTCCGCGCGAGTCCGGAGGGAATTGCGAGTGCTTCGGCGATGACCGGGGCTAGCTCGGAGTAGAAATTCAGGACCTCGACATTGATGCCGCGTCCTTCTTGCGCTTTCGCCGCCAGTTTTCGGAGCGCTTTTACCTCGCGGCGCACAATGCGCCCCGCGGACGCGATGGCCAGCGCGCGCAGTTTCGTTTTCTGCAGCAGCGCTTTCTGCTCGTCTTCTTCGGGGCTCGCCGGAATCGGAGTCTCCGGCGATCCGCCGCCGTTGTCTACGGTCCTGTCGGTGATAAGCTCGTCGCCTACAGCTCCCGCATCGTCGCCCGCGGTCTTCGCGGCCACGTTCGCGTCGCTGCGCTTTTGCGCCTGGCTGACCGTTTCCATATTCACTGGCACCAGCGGCTCGTTCAGCCCCTCGATCGGATTCAAGCCTTCGGCCGCGCGCGCTTCGTTGCGCACCATCCAGGTCTGGCAGGCGAGCTGGTAGGCCTCGTAGCGGCTCTTCATGTCGCCGCGGTAGAGTGCGTCCATCGCGAAAGTCACAAAAAAATCGCCGCTTGCCGACTCGTAGGCGCGCAAAGCATTGACGACATCGAGATCGAGGCGCCGTTCCAAGCGCACGATGCGCGGACGCTGGCAGTCGGTCGCGAATTCGATGTTCTGCTGCTCGATGTTCGAGAACGTGCCGCGGCTGAGGTCGCCAATTTTGTGCGGAGGCACGCGCCACATTCCGCAGATTTCGATGCGGGTGGCGCCCGAGGCCTCGATTAGCTGCGAATCTTTGTTGGTCAGGCCGAGCGCTTTGACCGTCCTGCCCGGCGGCACGATCATTGCCTTGAAGGAATTCGCGCCCGTGAAGCCTTCCGCCAGCGAGTCGCGCATCACCGCTTCCGCTTCGGGCGTCATTTTCGGGCCTTCAACCGCGAGGCCGGGGATCGCGCCATTGCGGAAGAAGCGCGCGCGGTGTTCCTGCTGCGCCAGCCCCACGCCAATCACTTCCGCGCCGGCCGTAATCGTGCTCATGCCCATGATGCCGTCCGACGACCAGGCGCGCAGATGCAGAATTTCGTCCTGGGTGTAGCGTTCGACGTTGCCCGAAGCATAGCTGCTGACCTCATAGCGCAGCCGCTGATTGGGCAGAAGGAACACTCGCACCCGGTCGGGATGCAGCGGGATGAGCTGGTCAATTGCCCGGCCGCTGCCGGGAACCTTCAGTGCGTAGGCGTTGCCCCGCAGCTCGAGATGCGCCTGCATCATCTCGAAAAACTCCATGCCCGTCTGCCAGGGATTCGGCTGGAGAAAGAGTTCTTGCGCGGGATGATCTTTTGCCGGCTCGCGCCCTCCGCTTTTCAGTTCGCGGTAGATGCCGACGGGAAGCGAGCTCAAAGTCTCGGCGCATACCCGCGTGCAGGCGAAAACGGCCGCCAGGCGGATGGAGCTGCCGGCCGAAACCTGCGGGCCGGCCGCGCTGCGCGTCCCGAGGCCGTGGTACCAATAATCGGAATCGGGCGAAGGCGACCCAACCACCCCCAGCCCGGCATCGGCGCGAAATCCAACCGCCGAACCGACGAACTGGCTGAAGGCGCGGCCTGCTGCGGTTAGTCTTGACATGAATCCCTAGGAGCCGGAGGCTGGCGCAGCGAACCATGCGCGGCGGCGAGCAGAAGCAGGCCGGCGGCGATCGGGCCGAGCGGACGATACACCCACGTGAGGCCAGCGACAATCAAGGCGAAGCCGAGAACTGCGGAAGCGATCGTGAAGCGGTT